GCCGTAAGAAACATCGTGCTGCTTCACCAGTTCCCGATATTGAGCAGACCTTTCGACTCGCACGTCAGGATCTCGCAATTGACGAAACTGAGACAGCCACTGACTTGGCTTTTTGACCGCAACACCAATCCCCTTTTCCGCAAGTGACGAATATTCCTGCGTGGCGGTTGCAACAAACGGAATACCAGCAGCAGCATATTCAAGACCCTTGATGTAACTTTTTGCTTCGTTGAATGGCGCTCCACTTAGCGGAACAATTCCAACGTCAAACTGAAAAAGTTTCGGATAGTCATCTGGTGCAGCCATTGGCAGGGTCGTAACCCGTTCAACTTTCATGCCAACGGCATCAGCAAACTTTGGGTGTCTAGTGTTGTGGCCCGAGTGATGAACTGTGATCTCTCCAGCCCTATCCAAGGGCTCAAGGATTCCACACATGATTTCGAGGTCTCCTGACCTGTGGGCTGTTGATCCCACCCACCCAACAACAGGGATGTTGGTGTCTGAAAGTTGTCGTGGGGTGAATTTGTCGACTTCAATGAAGTTTCGAATCAGCACGATAGGGCAGTCAACAAATTTGCTGATTCGGTCGGCAAGATATGGCGTTGAAACTGTTACTAAACTTGATCGCGCAAGAATTTTTTTGTAGTGGTTTACGTTTTCTTTCTCATTGATCTTTGGGTGTGACGCCTTGTAAGCGCCGTTTGCTGGAGAAAGACCCCAATACCAGTCGTCAATATCGTTGATGATTATTTGACCATTTGCACGGGCTTCCAGCATTCGATCGGGAATATCGTCAAACATTGCACGCTGCATATAGATGACATCACAGTCGAAGTGAAGTTTTTCATCCCAGTCGGCTACACCAAAAACTCCTTTATGAAACGCTGGTGCTCCGGCAACAACATCAAATGGGAGGCGGTGAACGTACTGGCCAAGGCGAGCCCATCCAGCACCACCCCACACGGGATGACCATTCTCATCCTTGACGGTATGAGACCAATCCGTAGACGCAAATCCAATTTTCATCAGATGTCGATTGAGTTTGGATCAATTGTGTCAAATTCCCATTTGCCTTCAAGCGATTGCCAAAGGGCATTGTCAATTGGGGTTGGATCGATCATTGCTTGCTCGTTGAGTTCACGATGTCGTTCAATTGCTCGCCGCAGAAAATCGACCGCTTTGACCTGATCGTCCACAGCCTCTGTGCCAAGGCCGATCATGCGAGTTACTTCATCAAGTTTTGATTCAACATGGAACCTAAACCGAGTGATCTTCTTTCGGCGGGCTTCGTGCTCAGAAAGTGACTCCGCAATCAAAGTGATGCCATGTTCACCAAGGCTTCGATATCGATCAGCATCAGCCTTTTCCTGTTCATCGATCCCTACCAACTGATTGTTTAGATTCTCAATCAGGGTCAGGAGTGCTCTCTGCCAACGTCCCCAGTTTTCAGGCAAACGAAGATAGTCAACCTGTGTATCTGTAACGCTATTTTTTACTTCCTCGGCAACTAGCCGAGCAAACGTTTCATCTTGCATCAGTTTCCTTATCAGTTCCAGACAGGGCAAATAGGTTTTTGTGCGCACCAGTCGCACAACTTTGACTTTCTTGCAGGAAACTTCTCCTGCTCACAGAAAAGATCAATTGACTTGCGAACCGCAACAATCATTTCTGTAGTTTCATCTAGTTCTTCTTGGGACACTTGAGTTTCGTACCTAGTTCCATCTTTTAGGTAAAGCAGTTCAAGTGTGCGAACTGGAGCCTCCAGTTGCTTTTGCAAGAAAATTGCATAAATCTGTAACTGTTGAAACTTGTCCCCAACCCATTGCGGTCGTGGAGTTTTCCCGGTTTTGTAGTCAGTTACCTTGATGGATCCGTCATCACAGAAGTTCCATCTGTCGACAAAGCCTTTTACAGCGACTTTGGCCCCTTCAACTTCAATGAAGTCTTCAATGGCATGTTCCACACCCTCTAGGAAAACCTCAGACGGATCTTCAAGGGTGAAGTAGTTCTCAATGCACCAGTAAGACTTCCAGCGAAACTCATGAAGAGCCTTATGGTCTCCATAGAGAACCTCATTTGCTTGTTCGCTCCACTTTGAATCCCAAAGGTGTCGCATGATTTGAGCAGCGCGTTGTTTTGTGCGTGCATCGGGATCTTCGTTATGAAGTTCTTCCAAGGTTTCATGAACGAAGTTCCCCATCGTTGTTGCTTCCGTGGGGGGATCAACCATCTTGTCAATGCGTGTGTACTTGTACCGCAAAGGGCACTGCTGAAACGTGCCAATCGAAGATGGTGACAGGTAGTCGGGTGGAATCAGTTTTCCATCACTCTGACTCAACGAATTCACCACCCATTGTCAGGCGGACGCATTCGCCAATGATTGCATTGAGGTCTTCAATGGTTGCAGTTGCTTTTGTCGGCTTCGGCTTGTTTCCGCTGTAGTCGTTCCAAAACTTGTCAAGGGCGTCACTCGCGTCCTTGTCCATCTTGGACTTGAACTCCTTGATTTGGGCAAAGGCTTCTTCAATTTTAGGATCGGGCTGTGGCGCTGAGAGTGCTTCCTCAACCTCAAGGGCCTCAACGTCGCGCGCCAAGTAGAGAGCAACACCAAGTTGCTGTGCTGCCTTTTTCAAGGCATCTGACATCGCACCCTTGAACTCATCGCCAAGATCAAGGATTGCTCCAGCCTTTGTCATTTTGATTTGCTGACCACCAATACCATCTTTGGAGACGGTCTGGCCATCAATGATTGCGGTAAGGCGAACATGCGCGATTGCCCAATGTGGGTCGATTGCGTCACGGTGACAAGAAATGATTTCCGATGACCAGTTATTAATTCCAATCACCTTGTTGAGGCGTGCAATTACCTCAGAAATTGGAATGTAAGTCAGGTTTGCGCTGCCCTTACGGACACTGCGCTCCATCTCCTGTGGAAATGGTTCAGATAGTTCTTGGTAGATATCTTTCACTTCAGGTTTCCCTTCCTAACGATAATTGAGGTTTTAGTGTCGCCTACTTCGCAGTAGTTATCGGGGTTAATTCCGATCTTCTGCAATTCCTTGATTCTCCAATACGAAGGCTGAACGTAATCAAGCATTTGCACCAGCATGTCTTGGGGTGTGGCCATGACCTCTCCGGTTTCCATGTCCACTGAGAGATCAATGATCTTCTTGGCCACGCTCCCGGCAAGGTCTTTGTGTTGCCATCCTGATCTGCTGTTAGAGAACTTCTTTTCGATCTTTGCTCCATTGGAAAGCAAGATCTCTTGTTCTTTGCCCATTTCTTCGCCAACCATTGCCGCAAAGTGGTCGTATACGGCTGACAACTCGGCCTTAGCCAGATTGAGTTGTACAAGGTTTGTGCACAGTTCTTCGACTGTTGGCTCATTGCCGAGATAAGAACACAGGTCTTCATCTAGTTGCAATAGGGCATTACGAAAGTCAGTAATCCAGTTAGGCGTTTCCGCCTCATCTTCAGGGGGCATTCATGCTCCTATGGATAGGTGAGTAGTTATGTCAGACGATGATAGACGCCCTTTTCCTCTGAGGCAAGCCTAATCCTGCAAGAAATGTGAAAGCGCCCACGCTGCTGTCCACTTGATCGTCATGGGCTGCTGCTTCGGGGAAACTTGAGAACTCATCCATGTAGGCTGTGAGCCATGGGGCTCGCAAGAGGCGGACGTTTCCGTTTGCTACAGCAGCGGCAAACGGCTGAGCCCGAGTGACCTTGTCGCCTGTGGCGCGCAATCCAATGAAATCGTAGCCGGGGACGACGTAGCGTGCGTATTGGTCGATGAGTGCTTTGCCAGATGAGCCGGGTTCTTGTTCCATGCGAATGGACACGGTATGACCGTCTTCAATGGCGGTCTGGGCAATAAGTTGCTCCACCTTGTCCGATTTGACGCGTGCTCGTTTGACGTCAAGGACGTATGCGATGCCTTGGTCGAAGAGCATCAGGGTTCCCACGGTCCAGTCGGGGTCTGGGTTCGAGTGTGAAGGTTCTGTGGCTGCCATATCCCAGAATCGGACGGCACGAGCCGATGATGTGACTTGTGGCACATCAAGTGGGTCAATAATGACAAATGACTCGCGATTGAACATGGAGCCAAGGGTCGTGGCCCACCAATCTCCCGATTCCAGTCGCAGCCGCTCAATGGGATCAAGTGCAGACAGGGCCTGACGGTAGGACTCTGCGTCGA